GTGGACGACGGGTCATTCGATGGGCGGTATTACGTGTGGTATAAAATCGCGTCCGGGGAATCCGGCAACTATACCGCCACCCATGCGGCGGCGAGCACACAAGGGGTGATGTGGCGGGTCTCTGGTGGGGATGGCGCACAGCCCGCCGCTACAACGAATTTCGGGACGACCCCTACGGCCCCGAATGATTCGACCGCGACCGGGTTGACAACCACGAATAACGGGGCGCTCGTCATGGTGGTGGGCTGGGATTGGGCAGACACAACCAACAACCTGACTGGCCCATCTGGGACCACCCCGACATTTACCGAGCGGCTAGATGTGACCTTGACTGGACTCTGGACCGGCAATCTCGCTACAGCGGGGGCGACAGGTAACAAGACGTTCGCCAATAATTCAAACAACACTGGCACATGGCCATGGGCCGCATCGATGCTGGTAGTGGAGCCGAGCGCGGGCGGCAGCGCCTCTCGGCAAAGTCTTCTGATGACGGGGATGGGGAGATAACGCATGGCATATGTAGCGGCAACACTTATTCTCAAAGAGATTCCCGTACTCCCGAAGGATTCTCCATATTATGATGGCCGCGTGTTTATCGTCGTGGAATTTACTGGCAATGCGGGGGAACCGCCCCGGTCACTGCGGTATACCGTTGGGGCAGGCGACACGTTGCTCTCGATCCGCCAATGGGCGATTGGGGTTGCGGATAATCTGAATAAAACGAAGTCCATTGCGGACGCCTTGACCATTGGACAATCCATCAATGTGACACCGATTGCTCAACCGGCTCAGACCGCAGAAGACATCTGGAAGGCCAAGGTGCAGCGGTATCTTCGCCTGTCCTCGGTGGGTTGGGCTGGTGCGATAGCAACGGATATGGCTGCACTCAAGTCTAATATCGAATCAACCTATCAGCCTGGGTATCTATGATCTTACTTGCACAAGCAGTCGGGATGGGGGCGACTTCAAGCGGGGAAGTCGTTGGCGGTGTCGCTCGCTTGATGATGATGGGGGTGGGGCGGTTATGGTGGGTACCTTTCCTTTTACTGACAGGAGCATGCAATGGCGGATAACGTAACACTGGACCCTGGTGCAGGTGGAGCCACCATCGCGACCGATGACGACGGGACCGCACAGCATCAGTACGTCAAGGTCGAGTTCGGGGCCGATAATACACAAACCAAAGTCACAAGTTCGGTTGGACTGCCGACTGATCCGTTGGACCGTGCCGCACGGGACCTGGGGAAGGTCGATATCGCCATGGGGCAAGTGGCGCATGATGCGCCGTCGGCGGCGATTGATCCGGTGTTAGTGGGGGGCTATGCCAGCGCGGCGGCGCCGACGGGAGTCTCGCTGGATGGGGATGCCGTCCAAGCCTGGCACCTGCGGAATGGGGCGCAGTGCGTCAATCTGACAGCAGCGGGGGCGCTCATCCCAGGAGATGCCACGGATGGCCTGCTCATCAACCTTGGCGCGAACAATGACGTGACTGTGACGGGTACGGTGACGGCAAACCTAGCGGCTGGCACCAACAACATTGGGGACGTGGATATTCTTTCAATTGCCGCTGGCGATAACAACATCGGCAATGTGGATATTGTTACGGTTCCCGCCCCACTGAGTACCACTGGAAGCGGGACAGAAGCCACCGCGCTGCGTGTGACCATCGCCACGGACAGCACAGGCGTTCTAAGCGTTGATGATAATGGGGCGTCGTTAACGGTAGACAACGGCGGGACGTTCGCGGTGCAAGTGGACGGGTCCGCCCTGACCGCACTCCAATTGATTGACGACACCGTAGCCACTTTAGGTACGACGACCTACACGGAAGCGGCAACAAAGGGGCAAATTATCGGGGCGGTTCGACGAGACGCTGACACCACGCTCGTTGATACGACCAATGAGGTCGGCCCCCTTCAAATGGACGCCAACGGCAGGTTGAAGGTGGAAGCGTTCTCCGGGGAAACCCTGCCGGTGTCCCTCGCCTCGGTCCCCTCCCATGCCGTCACCAATGCCGGAACCTTTGCCGTGCAAGTCGATGGCAACGCCCTCACAGCCCTTCAGCTAATTGATAACCCTGTCGTGGTTGATGACGCAGCCTTTACCCCTGCCACGACTAGCGTGATGATGGCGGGCTTCGAGGCGGACGAGACAGCCACGGACAGCGTAGACGAAGGCGATGCGGGCGCGGCACGAATGACCCTTGATCGGAAGCAGATCGTGAACCCGCAGCCGCACACGGCAGGTGGGCTTTCGATCTTCCGCAGTTTGGATCTGGATGAAACAGAAGAAGACGTGAAGACGAGTGCAGGGCAAGTTTATGGCGTATGGGTCACAAACCTCGCGACCTCCACCCGGTTTGTCAAATTCTACAACGCCACTGCCGCAAACGTCACCGTCGGAACGACAACCCCGGTCATCACGTTGCCGATCCCAGGCAATAGCAGCGATGACGTGACCGGGTTGTTTAGCTCCACGATGGGCATTACGTTCGATACGGCGATCTGTGCGGCGGCTACAACGGGGATTGCGGATAACGACACCGGGGCGCCTGCGGCCAATGATGTTGTCTTGAATGTGTTTTACAAATAGGATTACCTATGAAAACTCCACCAGTGCGAGTCAATATCTACCCGAACCTGAAGAACCAGCCACTCTGGAAGCGGCTGAAGGTGGCCTGGCGGATCGTGTTCTGTAATGAATTCTTCCCGGCCCCTTATGACTGGTACGAAAAGCTCTACCCCTTGGTGAGTAACGAATACTCGCATTTTGCATCTCTGGCGGTGGATAAGGCGGAACGGGAATTCAAGACGGCGCCCGCCACGCAGCAGACTCGCAAGCAAGAAGCGGCCCAATGGCTGCGGCACTATGCCAGCGCGGCGAAGAAGCGCGTGGATATTCCAGAATGCCAGGTGAATTTTCTGGTGGAATGGTGGGTCTTGCGGAGAAAGGGCATACTGTAAATGCTCCTCTGGATTATCAATCTAGGGATGGGCGGCAGCAGTGCAGGCGGGTCCGTAGTCATTGAGCGTACACGCATGTTTACAGGCAATTATTTGAGGAACCGCCGATGAGCAACGATATTACCGGAAACCCCTACATTGTGGACACGGCCTCCAGCACGCTCGTCACCGCTCGGCGGTTGCGTATTCAGTCCGTTCGATGGGTGTCCGTCGCCGCGTCGGCTGGGGATGCGGTATCGGTGCAGAACGCATTAGGACAAGTGCTCTGGAGTTCGTCAGCGACCGGATCCAACTATGCCGAGGCGCAAAACTGGCCGCATGAATCTCCACTGGTCGCGGATGGGCTGAAGGTGCCTACACTGGGCTCGGGCTCGCTCTATATTTCACTGTTTCCATAAAGGAGGATTGACATGGCCGCGACATTGACGCCTATCGAACTACTGACGCAGGAAATCGGGATTCTCTCGGACAAGCGGAAATCGCTCGAAGCGGCCATCAAGGCGAATGAGGCGCGGCTCAAGGACATTCGGGCAGAGTTTGACCTGGAGAGTATCAAGGCCAAGCGCGATCTCGACCGGCTGGCCGTCGAGTACGACGCACAGAAAGTGGCCCTGGCCGGCCAAGTCGCCCCGCTCAAGGGAGAAATCGCTGGGCTTCGGGCGCAGGTGACTGGCGAAATGGCGAAGCTGGAGTCTGTCAAGACGGAGCGGCTGGCCGTGACCAGTGCCAAAGTGAAGGATGTTGAGCGGTTGGAGAGTGACCTGAAGAAGAAGCACGAGGCCATCGCTAGCGTCACCAGCGATCTCAAGAGCCTGAAAGAGAAAGTCAGCGCCCTGTAACCGTGAGGAGCCTCATGATGATCTACCGCGCCCTGCTCCCGTTCGTGCTTCTCCTCCTCGCCGCGCCAACGTGGGCTATGGAGAACTATTCCCAGGTCCTCCGCGATCAATATGGCCGGGCCATCGGTGGGGCAACGGTCACGGTCTATGTGACCGGCACCACCACGCTGGCGACCCTCTTCAGTAATAACACTGGAACAGCTAAGGCAAACCCGTTTCTGACGGATGCGCTTGATGGGCGGTTCAATTTCTATGCGGTCAATGGCGTCTATGACATTATCTACACCTATCCTGGCGCGACGTTCGATGCGAACCATTCGCGCCGGATTCCCCTCTTTGACGAGAACGACTTTTCTGGTGGGGGTGGCGGTGGGATCGATCTTGGGGCGGCATTCCCAACTAGCCCGACTGTTGACGAGCTGTTCTACCTCACCTCCGATAGCACCGTGGGAGACTGTATCGCGGGTGGGGGCACGGCGCGGACGCTCTGTGCATTTCTGGCAGAGGTCTGGGTGCCCGTCAATGCGATTCCAGAAGCCGACACGCCGCAAACGGTCTTTGGTCGAGGCAATAGTGTGTCGGGCATTGACGAATCCAGGAAGGTCGAATGGCGTGGGGAAGGGACTATGGCCACGAGTGGATTCAATCTCTATGTCCACTCCTCCGGCAAGTTCGTGTTTAAGTGCGTCAATCAGGATGTGGAGGGCGATTGCGGGACGAGGATTGATCTGACCGGGACCCACAAGTACCAAATATATACGGACAGCGGCTTGAAATTCGAGGTGGATGGCGCGACTGGCGCGATCACCGAAGCCACGCTTGACGTAGAAACAGCGGGGGTCACGCTCACCACGACCGATGAGCAATGGTGGGACGTGGTTTCCTGCCAAGGCTCCACGGCGGCCCATATCTGGAACACCATCACGGCCACAGTCCCAGCGGCTGCGTGTGACACCGGGACCAACACTCAAAAAGGCTATGCCTCGTTTGACGCGACCACGGATGAAGCTATCCATATGGACTGGGTGCTCCCGACTGGATTTACCGGCGAGATCGATGTCCATTTCATATGGAAGGCGGCGGCAACGTCTGGCGCCACCGGATGGTGTGCGCAGCTTATTCGGGTGGCCGATGCAGCTACGTCGGACCCTGCCTTTCCGGCTCAGGCTTCTAGCAACTGTGTCTCTGATACCGCCAAAGGGACAACCCTCCAAGAGAACCACACCACGATTACCGGCGTGACCTGCACCTCGTGCGCGGCACGCGACCATGTGTATGTCCGCATTTCTCGTGATGCCAACGGGGGCGCGGTCACGGATGACATGACCGGCGATGCGCATTTAATGAAGGTTGGGAGAACCTGGAGGGTAGCGAAGTGAAGCATGTATTCCTGACGCTTACCTTCCTCACTCTTGCCTCACTCGCCCACGCGCAAGTGACCTACTTTGCAACGTATGAAGGCACTGGGACGGAGGGCGACCCATTCCGGGCCCATAGCAACATCCCTGGCACCGAATGCAAAAGTTTGCGAGCGAACGAAACCAATGCCGCTGGTGTGGCGCTGTGTAGCGGGCCGTCGCTTCCAATTCGGGCAGGAGTCGTGTCAGTCGATCTTGTGGGGACACTGAGCACACCACAGAAAGCGGTACTCGGGGCATTGCTGGGGCGAGCGGTGGCAGAGACTACCATCGAGGGCGTATTGTCGGCGGTGCTGGACGCCCGTGCGGTACCGCTCCGTCGGTGGAGCGATGGGCGGCAGCGGATCGTCATTCACGGGCGTGAAATCTGGTCTAGACCGGCTCCGCTCGCGTCCTACCTGCCCGACATATGGCACGCCGTCAAAAACATCTTTACCGCGCCGATCGCCTGGGCAGCTGCCACGTTGAGTGAAGATTGGAACTGTGCAGATGATACGACGCCGAACTATGTTTGCGATCAGACCTGGGTGCTCAGCACCGGCTCCACGGCGACGATGGAGGGCAACGCCTTACGGAACACCAATTCGACCAGCACCAATGTGCTGTATTCCACGAGTACGCTGGACGCGACCGATATGCAGCACCGCGTCACGGTGTCATCCATCGACCGAGGCACCGCGACAAATGTCGCCGGAGGCCCCGCGATTCGGAACCCTGGTACCGGCACGTCCACCTATGTCTACTGCGTATTGCGTGATGCGGCCACGGATCAAGTTGAACTCGGGCATGTGGTAACAGGTTCCTTAACGTCGGATAGTACCGACACTGTGACCGTTGCGAACGGCGACACGATTGAGACTATCGGAATTGGGGATCAGGTGTCCTGCAAACACAACAGCGTCACCGTATTGGGGCCACTGACCGAAAACACAGGTAGCGGGAATGTCAACATCAACGTGCGATTTTCTGGATCTGGCACGGCCACCACGACGAGCGTCGTCCTGGATGATTCCTTCGCGGAATTGGCAACAGCTGCGGCCACGTTTGGTCCATTGAGGCGGAGGGGGATGTAATGAAACACCGTCAACTGCTACTCTGGTTTGTCTTGTCATCCATGTTTACATGTCAGGCATGGGCCGCTACACGCTATGTGGATGCAACTGCTGGAGTATGTACGGGGAACTACTCAATTGCTTCACGAAATTGCACGGGCAGTGATGGAAATTCCTATTCCACCATTGCGGCTGGGCTGACAGCTACGGCGGCGGGGGATACGCTCTATGTTCGAGCTGGCACCTTCCCCGTTCAAATCACAGGCACCATCCCAAGCGGGGTGTCCTCATCTGCGAAAACCACGTTCGCGGCGTACACCGGCGAAACCGTCACACTAAACCCAACCAATGCGGCTACGAGTACCCGTGTGATTTTGATTACCGGCCAAGATAACATTGTGATTAGTGGGTTTGTCATCAACGGCGCAGGGGTGACTAGCGACGGTATTAAGCTCGACTCCTTTTCTGAGAACATCGAGATTATCGGGAACGAAATCAAGAATGCCCCAGGGCAGTGCATCTACGTGGGCCGTGTGGGCGGCAATGTCATCCGTAATAATAACATGCACGATTGCGGAGTCGATGGGTTCGAGCACGGCATTTACTACAGTGCGGCGACTAACGGAACTATAGAAGGAAACCTCATACATGACAATGCTGGGTCAGGAATCCAGATGTATTCAGAGTCTACCGGGACACGATTTCGGCACAACAAGGTCTATAACAACTGCCGAGGGGCGTCTGTCACCACGGGATCTCAGGTAATCGTCAGCTACCAAAATAATATCGTGGAGTTCAATGACATCTACGAGACGGGTGGGAATTGCACGAACGGCGTTCTTGTAAATAACGCGAATCCTCTGAATACCACGATACGGCACAACTCGATCTATTGTACGGGAAACTGTACATATGCGACTGGCGCGGGCGTCAAAATCAGCCAGGGAACTGGGGCTGTGGTGGCGAATAACATCATTCTAGGATACTCCAACGCGACGATTGACAGTGCTACTGGAACAACATTTACCACGAACCGCACGACCGGCACAGCTACGGCTATTTGGCTGTCGCCATCGGGCGGTAATCTCCATCTGAATGCAGGATCAGCGGCGATTGATGCAGGCACAAACATCGGGCTACCGTTTAACGGATCAGCCCCAGACCAAGGGGCTTACGAGACATTCTCCTGCTCTGGCGGTACGATCACCGGGAATGCCGCAGATGTGCAGTGCGACATGGCGCTCAATACTCCAATGTCTGAGGGGGACTCGGGAGGGTGGTCCGTGAACAATGGACGGACCGTGACGGGAGTCGAAATTGTTGGCAGCTCGGTGGTACGACTCACCTTCAGTGGTGCCGCGTGCGCCGGTGAGTCGTGGACATACGGCTATGAAGATGGATTAGGGACGGCGAGTGACAGCCGAGGGCAGCTCCTCTACGATATCGGCGCGACCGCGCTGACGAACAACTGTTCTGGAACGACCTATGTGCTCACGCAAGAGACGGGGGCCTTCTACGGCGCGTTAGGGAGTCAAGCGACAGCCAGCACCCTTGCGGATGTGGCTCCTGGTGGGATTTTTGCGGTTCGTACGAAAACGTCGGTTACGGTTGCCGTTCCGCCATCAGGCATTACCACAAAACTCCAATACTCCACAACCGGGTCCAGTGGCACCTATGCGGATGTGCCCAACACCTTCGGAGCCGACAATATCCGTTATTACGGGACAGGTCTACGGTCTGGCATGGACACTCATGGGACGCCAGTGACGACGGAGCGCCTCACGAGTCAGTTCGGCACGAATATCTCCAGCGGGGTGCGCCGGTGCGGAGCCGGGTGTGAAGCGCCGGCGATGGCGTTCACTCAGGACAGTGAAGGGGAAACGGTCTGGATCTTGGAGTTGGATCTCGATACGGCGGTTGGTACGACCTACCACTTCCGAGAAGTCCTCACGGACGGCTCGACCTTGAGCTATGCGGTGAATAGCAAACCTGGCATTACGGTGGTAGCCCCGGCGGGAGTATTCTGATGAGTAGGAGAGATACGCTCATCGCACAGATCAAACGGCATGAGGGGCTACGGCTCAAGCCCTACTACTGCACCGCAGGGAAATTGACCGTCGGCTATGGGCGGAACCTGGAGGATGTGGGGGTTGATGCTGATGAGGCCGAGGGCATGCTCCGGAATGACCTGGCGCGGGTTGAGAATGAGTGCCTGCATGTGTTCCCGTGGTTCTCGGAGCTCTCAGAGGCGCGGCAGGAGGTCATCCTGAATATGTGTTTCAACCTCGGGCTGGCTGGACTCAAAAAGTTTACGAAGTTTCTGAAGGCCGTAGAGTTGGGCAACTACGACACGGCAGCGGATGAAATGCTGGAGAGCCTCTGGGCCAAACAGGTGAAGAGCCGGGCGCTAGAGCTGGCTTCGATGATGCGCGGGAGTGCGGAGGCGTGAACCAGCATGACGGGTTCTGGTGGAATGCGCTGGACACATTGACTGGGGTGGTGATTGGCATTGTTGGGATTGTCGGCGCGGTGCTGGGCTGGCTCAATAATCGGTTCTCCAAAATGGAGGAACGGATGAGTGCTGCTGAACAGGAGTGTAATGAACGGGATCACGTTGCTGAAACGGCGATTGCGAAGCTCCAGGCGTACCACGAAAGTAACATTAAGCGGCTCGACAACATTGAGGACACCACACAACGGATTGACAGCAAACTGGATCGATTGATCGACAGCCTCGGCAATCGCAGCAGTCGGAAATGAGTAACCAAGGAGGAAGTCATGCAAGGAGTTCTGATAGGCGTACTGATAGGAGTCCTGGCCGGGTGCGTGACGCCCTATAAAGAGACGAGCGGGAAGTTTATTAAAACCTCACAAACGGAGGTCCGTTCCCTGTTTGGGAC